TCAAACGGGACGGTCTGCCGTTCTTCTAAGGAGATTATGCCTGACACAGTATTGATAACAGGGGCCGGTAGCGGTTTAGGATTGGCGTTGCGTTCCGCTTTCCATGCAGCGGGGCACAAATGTCTGCTGTTTTGCCATTCTAACCCTACCTATGAAATCGATCACAATACTGAACGTGTGGTCACAGGTGATTTGAACGTCGGGGATGTTGTACTTGAGGCGGCGCATCAATCGGTTTCGGAGGATGTCGGTATTCTGATCAACAACGCCGGAGTGTACCTCAACAAGTCGTTTGCCGATACGCACTATCCTGATCTTTACAACGTCATCAATACGAACCTGACTTCCGTGATTGGCATCACCAGAGCGGTCTGGCCACATTTGAAGGAACGAGGCCGTGGCTTTGTCATCAACATAAACAGTCTAGCCGGTCTCTCAGGTAGCAATGGTGAAGCTGTCTACTGTGCAAGCAAGCACGGTTTGGCCGGATTCTCCAAAGCTTTGCAGTTCGAGGGTGTGAAGGACAACGTGCGCGTGATCAATTTGTATCTTGGCGGCATGGACACAAAGATGACCAACGGCAGGCCGGGGCAGGGGAAGTTTATCGACCCGAACGAAGTGGCGGAACTTATTGTAACTCTCTGTACGGATTACAGCACTTTGCGGATAACAGAGCTGACGATCCAGCGGAAGAACTACTGATGGACAAATGTCTCTGTAGCGGTGTCGAGGCTGAACCGTTTTTCCACAATGCCTTCAAGGTTCTGCCGAATGGTGAGCTGGCACCGGGCGTGGGAGAGTTCATCCAATGCACTTCCTGTGGGTTGGTGCGTCCCGCCTCGCCTCCGTTCAAGACCGAAGCCGAGTACATTTCGTACTATACCGCATACCCGCCAACCAAAACGGAATATGTGATAAAGGATTGGGAGCACGATCTTGACGTGGCGAAACAGCGCATGTCACGGTGCAAACTGGAATACACGGACGTTCTCAGGGTGCTCGATGTTGGTTGTGGTTCCGGAGCTTTCGTCTACGCTTGCAGGGCGAGAGGTTATACGGCTTTCGGATGCGAGATAGCGAGTTATAGCTACAGCGAATGCAAACCGTCGTGGGTACATCGCGTGCGGTTGGAAAATCTCACGTTCCCGCCTGGCTACTTCGACGTGGTCACATTCTTCGATGTTCTCGAACACGTTATGGACCCGATAAAGATGTTGCGGGAAATAGTAGCAATCAGCAGATACGCAGGAAGGTGCATCATCGAAATTCCACGGTTCTTCCATCCGTCTGGGCAGCACCATTGGAAAGATGACGAACACCTTTGGTATTGGGACACGAATCAGATGTTGCGCCAACTTTTCAAGATTGGTTTGCTCGTCGATAGCGTGATGAACCCGATAGAGTCCAAAACAATGTTTCGGTGCATCAATATCGCACGGGGAATCGATGTTTAACCAGTTCTTGTGGAATCAGAGTCTTTGGAATCAGTCAACTCGCAAGACTCCTCCGACTGTATGGCTGATCGACAGAGTTGAGCAGTCCGCGGCTGTCAGAGAAGGTGACAGGCGGAAATACGTGGAGATGGCAGAAGAATCAGCAGAGGCACAACCGTCAGATCGGGCTCGCGCTCGCAGGGGGATAAACTGATGCTACAGTGGGCGAAATACTACGGCGAGGAAATCTCCCGCACGATTGAGTTCTCAGTCTCGCTTTCGTCTGGTGAAGAAATCGATACGGTCGAAGTGATCGCATTGGATTTGGCCGGAATTGACGTGGCCGGATCATTGATCGGCGGTACATCGATTACAGGTACGCAGGTAAGCGTGCGCTTGATGCCTTCCGGTGTTGGCAGGTTCTTCATATCGGTTGTTGTGATCACCGCGCCCGGTGGGTACAGGATCACTCAGGAAATCGAACTTCTGGTCAAGCCGACTGGAAATGATATCGATCTGACAACCTTGGAAGCGGTCAAACGCTGGGCCGAGATCAAGTCGGACGCGGAGGATGGCGACATTCAAGCGTGCATAACTGCTTTCTCGCAATTTGTCCTGATAAAAGCGGGACGAGATACCGTTTCCAGAATCCTCCAGTTCTTAGGCATTTACAGCGGTGAAAACACAAACAGACTGTATCTGCGAAACTTTCCGATTGTTTCTGTAGAATCAGTCTACGTGAATGGTATATCATTGCCGATATCAACCGGTTACGGGGCAAACGGTATCATCATCGCCGACCAGAAAAGGTCGATTGCGATGCGTATGAATCCCGGGGCGAGCGCAATGGGGTTCTCTGAAATGATAGGTTACCCCGCCTTTACCGGCAGGATGTTCTCAAGCGGCATCGGCAACATTCAGGTGCTCTATACGGCAGGCAACAACGGAGCACCGCCCGATCTTGAGATGGCTTGCCGCGAAGCTGTTTCCACCAACTACAAGAGGCGGGCGTGGCAGGATCTTGCAAGCAAGAATCTGTCAGCTACCGGCGTTGGCGGATCGACTACCTATCGTGATTGGCATTTGAGTCCCGGGGTCGAGCGTGTCCTGCTGAATCAGGCGAGGCTCGTTCCTACACCGTGCGAGACTGAGGAAATAGTACCGGCAGGCACATGATAAAACTTACCTTCAACGGGTCAGACGCAAGGTTGCTGGCGGCGCTCAGAGCAAGGCAGGCTCCGCTTATCGGTGCTCTGACGGCGAAAATGGCATACCTCATGCTCCGTTTGCAACAGCACATTGTCAACAACAAGCTATCCGGACAAGTACTTGCACATCGGTCAGGCAAGCTCGCCGGTTCCGTTCGGACGCTGCCAGTGGTCAGAAGCGGCGATGTGTTGGAGACCGGAGTCACCGCCGGCGGCGGTCCGGTAGTGTACGCCGGAGTCCACGAGTACGGTGGGACAACCGCGTATGAGATCTTGCCGAAAACCAAGAAGGCATTAGCGTGGTTTCCGCAAGGTGTTTTCAACGTGCAAGGTGGGATTGCGATCACGCGCGGGATGAAGCAGGTCACTAACCTGCGAAGGCGCGCACGTTCTATCGGAAAGTTTCAGCGGTTGGGCGGAATCGTCCGGAAGAAAGTTCTTCACCATCCTCCAGCGATCAAGCGTCCTTTCATGCAACCGGCGATGGAAGAATTCCGGGATACAATCGTCAACGAACTTGGTCTGACGATCAGAACTGTACTGAGGGGTTAAATGGGCAGACGCGAGAACGCATTCATAGCACTCTACAACTTGCTGAAAAGCGTGCCTGCACCGATTTGCCACGACTGGCGATTTACGAGTCGGCAGTTGGTCGCTTGGGATCAGGTTCCAACGGCAAGTCAGCCCGCATTGTTCCTGCACAAAGGACCGGAGCAGAACCGTGAAGAGCGCGGTTCGCGGTTGGCAAACTGGGACTGGACTGCCGCGTGTGTGGTCTATTTCCGCAATGACACGTTTCCAGAAGGCACCGCTGACACGGAGATCAACAATTTCATCGACGCGTTTGAAGTTACGCTCCGGCCTGACCCGGGCGAATTTCAGATGCTCAATGGGCTTGTCTACGATGTCTATATCAGCGGTGAAATCGGTTTGTACGATGCGATAGACGATCCAAACCAAGGCGTGATCGTTTTTCCGATTACGATTGTTCAGGGTTGTCCGCAGGATTACGGTGCTTGATGATTGTTTATAAGATCACCAACTCGGTCAATGGCAAGGTGTATATAGGCAAGACGGCTAAGACCTTTGACCAGCGTTGGAGGTCACACGTTAAAGCCGCGAAGGAAGGATCGCCAATTTACTTTCACAAGGCGATTCGGAAATACGGTACCCTTGCCTTTTTTGGGAATGTGATCTGCCGTGCGAGTACTCCAGAAGAACTCAATTTACTGGAGCGGTTTTATATCGGCGTGCTGAACGCAAATCGTTGTGGATACAATCTGACGAGCGGTGGTGAAGGAACGCCGGGGCATAAGGTTTCCAAGAAAACAAGAGAGCACTTGCGAAAAATTGCGCTCAACATGCCAGAGGAACAGCGGCGAAAGCTTGCAGATGCTTCTCGTGGAAATACAAACAGACGCGGTCAACAGCATACGGCAGCGGCTAAGAGAAAACTCGCCGCTTATCGCGGTCCGCTGAGTTCTATGTTCGGCAGGAAGCATACCGAAGAAACCAAGAAGAAGATGCGGCTGGCGGCGCTTGGTAATCAGCGCCGTTTGGGTATGTATCATTCGGAAGCTACGTTGCAGAAGATGCGAGATGCTTGGGTTTTGCGGAAGCAAAGAGTCGGGGCGTACAAAAACAACTCGCTAATTAGCGGACACGCTAAAAGGAGTTAGTCATGTTTCAATTTGGCATCACCAATGGTGCCCTTGTTGAGTAATCGACAATGAAAAAACTCCGTGAATTGCTGGAACACCTACGGTCGAATGCGACTACGGCAATCAGCAGCCAAGCCGAATCTAATTCGGAAGGTTCAACGACTATCCCTTCGGGGAGTAGTGCCAAGCGGCACGAAGCGCGGAGCACCCTTCGGGGTGATGATATAGTCTGCTCTAGCGGGAAACCGTTAGAAGGTTGGAACTAGCGATTCCAATCGTAACATAAGGTGGTGGGATGTACGCGAAGCGCGTATCGGGGATAGCAGGTACGCCTGACTTTCCCCAGCGTTTCGGGACGTTGCAGGATGTGAACGTCGAATTCAACCAAAAGCTCGTGCCCCTTCGTGGACAGAGCAAGTTCCCGGACGATGTGGCGCCGGGCGACATGGAAATGAAGGGCAAAGCTGCGTTCGGCAACATCAACGTCGAGATTTACAACGCTTTGTTCTTCGCCGACACAATCGCGTCGGGTGTTCAGATCGTCGCCTTTGGACCTATCGGAAAAGGTGAGGAATACACGGTTGCAGGCAATGCAGTCACCGTGACCAACGACGCGGAGTTCGTAAAGGATCTTGGTGTCCGTTACGCGGATGGCAGTGGTGAGCTTCAGGCCGTCGCCGCCGG